AAGTTTTTTACATTTGTTTGACAATGATACAATTAAGTCACCTTATCAAAGTGGTCGTTATGAATATGCCATTATTGGTGGGAGTGGCACAGGCAATAGTATTGTTAATCCAATATTTATTGTGGTAGATGCAGAGAAGCCAACAGACTTTTATAAATATTATAAACCATGAGCGATGAGAAGACGTACAGGAGTTATGGAGTCACTAAACTTGACGATAATTTTCGCATTAGTCTTAACATTAAGTGGCTTATCCAAATTATCGTGGGAGTTGGGTTCATTGTTATGGGCTACTTACGTATTGAAAACAGAATTGCAGATCTTGAGCGTAGAATGGAATCTGCTAATTCCAGCATTGAAGAACTTGTAGAAAAACATATAGAAGAAGAAGAAGTAAAAATAACTAAGATGCAAGAACAATTAGAATGGTACGAAACAGAATTAAATTTAAACCCTTTAAGTTGGGGAAAGAAAAAAAGAAAGAAGTAACTAAATCAAATAATTGGTGGGTAGAAGATATATCAATCAACTTAGATGATTTTGAATCAAATTATTTTATTAATAGAGAGGTAAGGAGGGTTAGGTAATGCCAATGCCATTTCACTGTATAGAATGTGATAAACCAATAAGTCAAGCTTTACATGGAGTTTGTGATGAATGTGAAAATCAAGAGGAGGAATAATGGACTTCATGACGATTTACAGCGAAGCGGGTATGATAGGTGTCGTAGGGGCTTTGTTAGTGTATATGGTTTACTCTATGAACAAAAGAGGGTCGGAGCAGGCAGACGCTTTGCAAGACTTGAAGACAGAGAATAGGGGTCAGAGTGAAACTCTTGAAAATATTGAAGGTATGGTTATTAAGCTTATTAACCGTTGGAATCAGAGTGACGACAAAATGGACAGAAAGTTTGATTCGCTTACGAAGGAAATTAATGATTTGGACAATCAAGTATCGGAGATAAAAGGTAGTTTGTCCAGAGTAAATGGTAAACATTAGGAGTTATTATGGCAGCTAAGAAAGACCCGAGGTTAAAAAGAGCAGGAGTTAGTGGTTTTAATAAACCAAAGAGAACTCCCGGACATCCTACTAAGTCTCATATAGTAGTAGCTAAAGAAGGTAGTAAAATAAAGACAATTAGATTTGGGCAAAAAGGAGCTAAAACAGCTGGTAAACCTAAAGCTGGTGAGTCAAGAAGAATGAAAATGAAAAGAAAGTCTTTTAAAGCTAGGCATGCAAAGAACATTGCTAAGGGTAAAATGTCAGCTGCATATTGGGCAAATAAGGTAAAGTGGTAATATTATGGCTAAAAAAGTAAGTTGGATGTGGGGCGGTAAGCGATACTCAGGAACATTAATTAGAGAAACTAAAACTCATAAGTTCGCTAGAACTCATAATGGCAAGATTAAAAAGATTGTTAAGAAGAAAAAGAAATAATGGATAGCGTTAAAGTCTCATCAGCTAGTCTTGTTAATTATGGTTTGTCTATAGCGGAGGTAAGCTTATTCTTGCAATGTGTTGTTGCTGTAATGACAATAATTTATTTAGGATATAAAATAACAAATATAAGGAAACAATAATATGGAATGGTTATCGTTAAGTAATTTTGCATACTTAGTTGCTATCTTAATCGGTGGTTACATGAGCGTAGTTGCTGTAAAGTGGAGACCTATTTTAAAAGAGTTTAAAGATGTAGCTGAAAAGTATAATGAAGCTATGAAAGATGGTAAACTTACTGCAAAAGAAAAACAAGCTATTGCAAAAGAGTCAATGGATATCTTATCTGTAGCTATTAGAATGGTTTGGAAGTAATGTATAAGTTTGGCAAAAGGTCAAAAGAAAGACTTAAAGGAGTTAAACCAGAACTTGTTAATGTTTTAAACGAGCTTGTTAAAATAATGGATGTTACGGTTATAGAGGGATTAAGGACTAAAGAAAGACAAGAAGAGCTTGTTGCTAGTGGTGCTAGTAAGACAAAGTATAGTAAGCATTTAGAAGGTAAAGCTGTAGATTTAGCTCCTTATCCTATTGACTGGAAAGATAGAGATAGGTTTCATTATATGGGCGGTATGATTAGAGGTATCGCAAAGCAATTAAATGTTAATGTTCGTTGGGGCGGTGACTGGGATAGTGATGGTGAGACTAAAGATAATGGCTTCGACGATTTAGTTCATGTGGAGTTACGAGGTTAATGCCTAAATTATATTACAATATTAAGAGTTTTTCTCGTGGAATAAATAATGATGTTGACTCTAGGGATATACAGAAAGATGAGTTTGCTTATCTTAAAAACTTTTCTATAGATTCTGAAGGTCAGTTAAAAAGTTGTGGCTCTCTATTTGGGCATTGGGCATCTCCATTAGGAGGAGCTATACTTCCTAGTTCAACTTATATATCAAGAAGAGGCGGGATAGGCTATCTTCAGTCTAGTTTAAGCGGAGCAGGAGGTTACAATCTTTTTTATTTTGAATCAGATCATGGTGTTGGTTATAAACACTCTATTGAGCATGATACGCCTGCTGGAAGTCCATTTTCAGATGGTCAAATAACTTTTACTAATCCAAGTACTAGGTTATCATCTGGTTTCCAAGACCCTTCTGCACCACCAACTAACACGGAGGCTGGTTAATGCCTACACCAACTAAACAATATATGACTCTTCACGGAGGTGAAGATAATGCTACATATACATCTGGCAAAATTTCTATTGGAGACGTGATAAAGGTAAGTGGCTCTGGAAGTAATAACGGTATATATACTGTATCTGATATAATAATAGGAGAAGAAACAATATCAGGAGCTGGTAAAGATATTCATTATGTATTAAAAGGAAGAGGGCTTACTAATGAAAATGATACAGATAAAAGTTTAGAGATATATATACAAGAAAGTATAGGAGATAAGCTAATAGCAGTTGGAAACTCTAACGAAATAATTCATAATCAATTAGAAGATAGAGACTCAACATTCACAGCAGGTCTTAATAATTGGACTAATGGCTCTGGAAGTAATGCATTCCCTACCGCTCAATCTTCTAGCTCTGGAGCTACGGAAGGTGCATTTTTTACAGACCCTTATTTAGACTTGGAATGCGAAGGAAGTGCTCCGAGAAGGTATATCACTCTTGATGGAGCTTATTACGAAGATTCTGGTGGCTTAAGTAATGAGTCAATGATTGAGAATAGAATATATAGACTTACATTATCTCTAGAGTTGCCAGCTTCTGGCTACAATAATGGGACTATAACTATTGGCTTTGCAGATGATTCATATAATATAGACTCAAATGCTTCAATTTCTTTCGCTACTTCTTTAACAGCTAGAACAGTTAGCTTTGATTTTGTTTATGCTGGCTCAACTACGCATGCTAAATTAATAATTGATGCTTCTAGTGGGGCAGAATTTAGAGCATATATAGACAATGTGTCAATATCTGCAGTTGATGGGCAAGCTGGCTCTATTGATGTTTGGTCTCATAATAAAACTACTGATTCTAGTAGTGCTAATAATGGGTGGACTAGAGAGGCTATAAAACCTACCTTATCTGGTGATAACAATAAATTTATATTTCATTTTGCTGATGAAGCAGTAAGAGTCTCTAATATAAATGATTCAAATCCATCTTACATTAAATGGTATGGATATATTCAAAGAAATCAATTCGCATTAAAAGAAGGTTTATCATTTAACGAATATCAACAGCATCCAAATACTTTAAGCTCCCCAGTTAATCAAGCTGGTTTGGCATTCTCATATTTAACATCTAGTCATACTTCTACGACTTTAGCAAACTATCATAAAGTTAACGGTAATGTTGTTAGAGGTGTTAAGTATCAGTTAGCGGATAGTGTTAGTGCCTTAAGATTAGATGCTCCAAGTAATTTATCATCTAGTCAAAAATTTGTATCTTTTGAAAACACTAGCGATACTGATGTTAATGACCAGTTAAGTTCTGGGGATGTAATAACAGTTTCTTCAAGTGGTTTAACAGTAAAGCCAAATGAAGTTATGCTAGTAACTAGAGAAGCTCATAATTTTGGAGCTGTAGAAGTAGAGAGAGGTTATGGAGGTACTATATCTTCTACTACGACTAATCAAACTACTCCAGTTTTAGTAAGAGGTATTGGTTTTAATATAGCAGTTACTGAAGATACTGCCGCTGGTTTATGGCCAGAAAATAGCTGGGAGTTCTATGAGACTTTTGTATATGATGGAGGTCAAGAGTCTTTACCAGTTCAGATAAGTGATGGAGCATCACCTCTTGCTGGCGGATTTTTAGATAATACAGTTGGTAATTATAAATTTAAATTTAGTATTTACGCAGATATAGCATATAATGGTAGAATATCTGGAGGTAGAATATATATAAGAGAAAAAAATTCAAGAGAACCTTTGACTTTATTTGCTGATATAGATATTGTAAGTGGAGTTAGGATGTCAATGCTTGATAATTATACTCAATGGAGTTATAATGATTCAAACTGCGATGGATTTTATGTTACAGATTTATTTTCTGAAGGGCCTAACATAGACACATACTCATCTATTAATGGATTTAGCCCCGAAGAAGAGTATATATCTATAGGTAGGCAAGGAGAAAACTATAAAACATCTGTAGTTGCAAATAGAAGAACCTTTATAGCTAACTTAAATGTAAGAGATAAGAATAATGAGTTAGTAAAATATGGCGATAGAATAATGTATTCAGAAATAAATAAGTTTGATACATTCTTAGGTTCTAATTATATAGATGTTTCTGTAGGAGACTTTGGAGAGTATATTGCATTGCATTCTTTTGCAGATAGATTACTAGCATTTAAACACAATGTAGTACACATTATAAATATAGGAAATCCTAATCCTTCTTCTTGGTATCTTGAAGAGTCTTTAAATAACTTAGGCATATCTTATTTATTCAATTCTTGTCAAACTAAATTTGGTATTATTTGGGTAAATGAGAGCGGTTGTTATATATATGATGGTAATAAGATTAGCAATTTAGTAGATAGAAAGATAAGTATATTTAGTCCTAGTTTTAGCATAGCTTGGAATGATTTTGTAAATGGAACATCTGGAGTTAAGGATGCTATGATAGGGTTTGACAATTTGTCAAACAGTCTTATTGTATTGAGGTCTCCAAATGACTCATCTACAAATAGTAATTTATCTTTTGTATATGATTTTAATAGTGGAGGATGGTCTTTTAGTGATGGTATATCTACGGATAGTTCTTTCTATTCTAACTTTGTAAAAGATTATGATAATAATTTAATTGTTGCCAGAGAAGATGGTAATTTTGTAAATTTCGACAAATATTTACCAGTATCTTCTACTCAGTCTTCACACGAATTTATAACTGGAGACTTAGATTTTGGAGAGCCAGCAATATCTAAAAAAGTTTACTCTATCAGATTGACTTATAAAAGCACAGTTACAGATTCTTCAAATATATTTCAATATGCTATTAATGGTAAGAGAAATTGGCAAGATATAACTGGTACATTACCTGAGACTTTTACTGTTCAACCTCAGTCAGATGGGTCTACAAATACTATAGATGGTAGTTCATTAACTTCATCAGCTTCAGATAAAGTTTTCAATGTTGATGATGCTAGTGTTTTTGACATAGGAGATATTATAAAAATATCTAGTGATATAATGCTAATTACTAACATATCTGGAAACACATTAACAGTAGAAAGAGGCTATGGTAATACTGCATTATCAACAGTAAGTACAGCACAAGTTATATATAAATTAAATTGGAAAAGTTTGCAATTTAAATTACCATCTGTTGTTTCTTGTCAGAGTATACAATTTAGAATGAAGTCTAATGCTTCTACTATAATACATATAAATGATATGAATGTAGAGTGGCGAGCTATTAGGGGAAAGTTAGTAGCTGATGGATAGACATATAAGAAAACTAATAAACTCTAAGCAAGATTCGCTTTTAAGTATAACTGACGGCTCACTAAGTAAGTTAGTAGAAGGGCAAATATCTTTAGGTAAAAGATTAGGAGAGCATTTATCTTTAGTATTAAAAAAAGGCGGTAGGCTTTTTAAAATACATTTAAGTTCTAATGGAGACCATCATGTAGATAATCATCTTCACGTGGGTGGCGATAGCTTTACATATGGTACTGTTTATGGAAATCAAATACATTGGTACGCTCATAACTTTACATCAACAACTAGTGCAAAG